TACGACTTTGCCGTTGCTCGTTGTTGCGAGGCTATTTGCCATAGTTCTATCCTTCTTTCTTAGTTATCGTGCGAGCTTGATTTGGTTGAAAATCTCCGCCGCACGACGGGGATCTTTTTCTGCGTTAAACTTCGCGAGAAGTTCATTACGAGAAAGGGGTTTGGATTCGCTAATCTCTACGGGCTGGGTGCCTTTGCTGGCTTCCAGCTCGACAGTGAGGCGAGCGAGTTTGGTTTCTAAAGCGACGATCTTGTCGTTAGATTCCAGATCGGCCTTGGCTTCGGGAGCTGCTTCGATAGCGGGCGCTTCCACAGCAGCTGGAGGTTCCACAACGGCAGGGGCTTCTTCCACGGCCGCTTCAAACTTGGCGGCAAATTTGCCTACCAGTTCGTCGATGCGGGCGGAGAGAGCGGCGATGGCTTGCTCGGCATTAAACGCCGGGGCCGCCGGTGCTTCGGGCGCGGCTTCGATAACCTGCGCTGATTCTTTTACGGTTGTATCCATATTAAGCGATTTACGTGTGTCAACCCGTGCGGAATAAACGCCTGTCGGATTGGCCGCTGGGGTAGTCACGAGATCGACAGAATAGAGCGTGCTGACGTCAGCCAGTTGGGTACCGTCCTCTGCCATCCTGGGCACGCCACTGAAACTGATGGAGAATCCGATCTGCCCAGGAAGCGTGCCGATTAGTTCGCTGAAATAGGCAAAGCCTTCGTGGCTTTCAAACAAAGTGAGATCCGCACGTACGCGGCCGCCGTCTAAGGTAAAGTTTTCTAAGTATCCGATAATGTTTGAAACGCTAGAGCTGTGGTCGGAAAGTACCTTGACCTGACCTAGATCGTTTCCAGCCTGGACAACTTGTTCCAGTGTATCTGCGTCGATGACCATCCCGTGACCCAAAGCAGGGCCAGCGGTGATGACAGAAATTCCCTTAAATAGTTTTTGAGCCATGCCCGCGCATGGCGTGTCAAATTACTCCTGCGGAGGTACTGGAGGGGTAAGGTGGGCGTTAATCTTTTCTAGTTCAGCTACGGCCTTTTTCAGTAGTGCCTCGGTACGTAGCGATGAGTTTGAAATCTGGAAAACAAACACTGGCAAGAGGAGAATTAAAATGCCCAATACGATAGCGACAACTATTAGACAAAGTGCGCTAAACATTCCAAGTCCTTCCATCCCATTAGCCTGCTCCTACCCAGCAGGCTTAATCAACTATTTTTTCTTTTTTGTTTTTGGCTTTGCACCGATCCCGATCGCCTTGACCACCATGTTCATCTCTTTTGGGGTAAGGTTGAAATCTGGATCGTCACGCATTGTGAAAGTTTCTGTGGATGGAACTGATGCCTGCACTGGCTCAATGGCTTCCTCAAGCTGGGGCTGCACGGTTGTATCCTCTGGCAACGGTGCGGCCGGTGGCGTAGCGGCCACGGGTTCAGCAGGAGCAGCGGGTGCGCCAGTGATCTGAACGTCTGCCATAGTCAGCCCAGCTTCCTGTGCCTTTTGCTTAATGTAGATCTGCTCGGCAATCTTCTGATTTACGATCTCCTGCCAATCCGATCCGCGCTCTGCGCTAATGTCGGCAAGAGTCTTAATTCCCATTTTTAGATCTTCCCGATCGGCGGCGCTGTCCCGGCCGGCGTCGATCGTGGTGCGGGCTGGGGTGTGATAGACCGCTTCCCACCACATCGCCATTCCCCTGGGCGGAGTCAGGTCGCCACGTTTGATCGCCTTGGCCAGCGCCCACTTGCGAACCCGTTTCAGCATTTGCTCGATCACCGCATCGGAAATCTCGTCGAATCGGCGTTGAGCCTGGGCGAGAACGAACCGCTGGCTGGGGCCGGTCAACTCATTAGGCGACCAGATGTAGGCGTAAGGCACGCCAAGGCCAGACGCCACTGCCCGAATGTACTGATCCATGTGTTGCTGTAGATTCTGGCTAGGCCGATCGTTTTTGATCTCACGCAGTGTCTTACCCATCGGAACGTTGACCAGGGCACCACCGCCAAAAAGGTTGTCAGTAGTTAGGTTTGTTGAATCAGTCTCTGTCGGGTTAAAAAACCCTGGGCCAGAGTTAGTCGTCGATTCGATTGCCATGCCAATCTGCCCTGCCCGCTTACAGGCCAGCATCTCGTAGTCTAGGATCTCGTCACGATCCAGTAGCAGATTGATGCACGATGCCAGCTTAGACAGCGACCGCACTTCGTCTGCCCTGTCCCGTTCTGCCAACAAAATCAGATCGGCGGCCTGCACCTCTGTGAACGTGTCGCCGTTTATGCCGGTGCGGATGTAGTAGCTCAATGGGCGGCCGAACTTGTTCATCCGAACGCCGTCGAAAATTTTGGCGTCGTCCTTCACATAGGATGGAGTTTCGCAGCGGTGCCCTTCCACCATTTGCAACATCGGCCAGCCGTCGCCGTTATCAGTCAAAAGTATAAAAATTTCATTATCGCGTAGCATCGTGCGGGTGGCCACTTGCTGCATCGCTTGGTAAGTAAGAATCCCGCGCACGTCGCAAGATCCTTCCCACATCGCCAACCACTCTTCGGTCGCCTTGTTCCAGCCCTCGTCCTTTGTGCGTGCCTGGCATTTGATGCCGGCGCCGATCGCGTTCCGCGTCATCGTATCAATCGCCCCGCGAACAATAGCACTATTGTAACAAAGCCAGCGGGATAGTGCGGCGATCGATTGCCGAGATGCAGAGCTGACGTCTAGCTTTGTGTCGGCCAGTTGGGCGTCTACCCAGCGGCGTTTGCGTGGATCGTGCCGAGCGGCCTGAACCATGCGCGACCAGCTCGAAATCACTTTGCCGACGATGTCCATTTTAGTAAGTGGTTTCCTTAAACCGTGGGTAGGTCACGAGGCTCTGATCGCCTGTAAAGATCGCCGTCACTTCTGCGTCGTTCTTGCCTTGGATCAAACGCCATCCGTCTAAGGCTGCTTTTGCAACTTCAACGGGCGTGATCCCAGCGGTGACTTGGTAGCTGAAGGATTTGCCAGCCACGCTTGCGTTAATCATTGTCCGGCCTCCGTTTTGAAAAACGGTTGCCTGCCCGGCGGCAATAGACTCCAAGGCCAGCAGCAACGCGGTTGCGTTTTTGCTGCTCTGAATCCAAAGGGAAAAAAGGAGAGCACGATCCACGACTCCGTTCCCATCGTGTCAATCATGCCTTCGCCTCCTGTGCCATCGCAGCCTCGGCCTGAATCACCTTGCCCCACACTGCAAATCCAGCCAGGTAAGTTTCGCAGTCATACAAGTGGTCTTGCCTGCCTTTGACTCGGATCCACTCATACACGTCCTTGCCGGTCTTGCGGTTAATTCGATGCGCCTTTCTGTGGCTGGCCATGTGCTCGCGGTATTCTGGGCTGACGTCGTGTGCCACTTCCCACAGCGGCCCCTGCCCTCGTCGCAACCAAGCCAGCAAATCTTGGCAGGCCGGCGAGCTGAGAAGGAGTAGGCGACAGCCTGCATCCGTCGGCTGATCCGAACTGTGTACCGACTTCATTCGGCCTGCTTGGCTTTCGATATAGTAGTATTGACGATCCTCACCCTTTACCGCGATGAATCCGTATCGCGCCGCCAATCTATATGTGTCGTGAGCCTCATAACCTGAATCAATACAGGTGTGAATGTTCCGCACACCCAGCTCAGCCAGCGTGTGAGCGATGTCCTCGATCGTTCGCCGGCGGCCTTCTTCAATAAGTCGACTCGATCCATCCCTGGCGAACGCACGCACGACGAACCAGAACTCGTCGATCTGCCTGTCGATTGCAGCCAGCTTAATATGATCCGTTTCCCATTCCTGCTTTTTAGCAAAGGCTCCGGGCGGGATATTGTTTAGCTCGTTGTCGTCGAACTGATCCTCCCAAGGCATCGCGCTCCATCCGTTCACCCATCCTTGCAACCCGTGCAGATAATGCTTTTCCGTAAGAAACTTCTTGGCGCAATCAGCGAACGTGATCGTCGGTGAGTACCAGCTAGGAAGGCGGAACGATCGACGGCCAACCTCCGAGCTTGCGTTTGCCGCCACCCACTTACCCTGCTCGATCGACTGGCGGCGATTGCGTTCACTCCACGGTGCGTCGCACTTAGTGCAGTAGTAAGAGGCCGTTTCTGTTACCTTTCGCATATCCCATTTGCCATCCTCTGATCGGGCCGTTTCATCCCATCGGATCTGCCCGAACTCCATCGCCTGAAACTCGCCGCAAGCATGGCAAGGGACGTGGAAAGTTTCCTGTGTCCCGGCTTGGTAGTTGATCCAGATGTCGCCGGTGTTGAGCGTGGGGGTAGAAGTCAGAACGTGCTTGCGTTGTGGAAACGCCTTTGTCCGTTCCAACGCCAAGGAGTAAGCGGCCGCATCCTTTTCTGATGGAGCTGCAAAAGAATCCAGCTCGTCCAAAACGGCGATGCAGATCGGGCGTGAGGAAAGATTGGCTGGACTGTTACTGCCAACCAGAGAAAGCGTCATCGTCGCAAACTGCATCTCCAAGATTTTCAGGTCGTCCAGATCCTGCGGGAATAGTCGCTTTACTGGTTTGCACTTTTCAAAGATCGGAGTCAGTCGCGTCTCGCTGTATGACCTAGCCAGATCCGCGTTTGGCATAACCAGCAACGCCGGCGCGGGATCGTTTGCAATTCTGTAAGCCAGCCAGATGGCCAGCGTCAGCGTCTTGCCTGTTTGCGATCCCCAGCAAAGCGTGACGGTGTGAACGCCAGGATCGGCCAGTGCTTCCAGCACCCCTCGAACGTAAGGAGTCCACGTCGTGTTATATAAACCCGGCCGAGCGGTAAGCCTGCTGTCTAGCTGGATGTTTCGCTCTGCCCACTCAATCACCCCTGGCGGCTTTTCGTAGTGCCAGCGGATGCGTGCTCTACGGCGCAGCTCCTCTTGAGCCTTCGTCACAGAGCTGCCTCAACCTGGCGCATGATCTGGCCGACTTCGTTCTCGACCTCTGCCTCCACTTCAACGGCTGGCCTATTCGCACAGATCGGAGCCAACCGCTTTGCCATTCCCTTGAGTAGTGGCACAAGTGCGTTATCCCTTGCGGCCAGTACCTTGTCGGCCTCGTCCACTGGCACCATTGTGCCCTCTGCTTGGTCGATGTCTGGCCGGTCGCCCTTCATTCTGCGTAGCGCTTCGACTAGCTTTGTGTAGTTGCTGATCAGTTCAGAGCGGTCGGCCCTTGTGTCGTCCTTTGCTGATTCGCCCAGGCTCGCTGCCAGATCCTCAAGTCGCTGGATCTCCACGTCCAACCCGCCGCCCTTCGCCTTCACGAGCGGCTGGGCCTCCAGCTTCTTGCGTTGTAGGTAGACGGTGGCACGGGATTTACCCGTGGCCGCCATCGCCCTCTTCACGTCGTGATTAACTGGCCTACCCATAAGACACAATTATCGGGGGGCCACACTCAAGGAATTTACGGGAGTCGTTTCCACCGCGATGTTTCTACTCAAGGAGACTCCTAGTGTAGAAAAAAAATTTCTACTCAAGAGATTTTGGCGTGTCCTACTCAAGAGAAAAAGCC